GAGAGCGAACCCACCAGCCGCTTCTGGGCATTGAGCAACCACGTGAGTCTCCTGTCGCCAGGAAACGCACGCCGGTAAACACGATGCTCCTCAGCAAGCTGAGCGGGGCCAACATGAGCCTCGAACGCTGCGCCATCGATCTCGAAACAGACACAATTGGCTATGGACCTGAATTTCCGAACTATCAGGTTAGCCCTTTGCCGAGGGTTCAAACCCTTTGCAACTAATCGCGACCCATCGCCGCACTTGAACACTTTACCGTTAATCCTGCCCCAAAGCCAATGTTCGAATGGCTTGAGACGCGAAGCGAGCTCCAAATTGAACCTAGGTGACCTGGGATAGATCAACCTAGGTTTTGCCATCTTAGACGGCACTCGATTCTTCTCGGACTTCAGAAACGGTCGGAGATAGTAGTCATGAAACCTACTAAGCCCGTCATCGGCCAGTGACCGGGCGGCCTCCTGATAGCGTCGCCGCAGAGCCCCAGTATAGCTCTCGGCGGTTGCGATGTGGGACCACGCCCCCTGGTCATACCTAGCACAAAAGTGCTGGAGGTTGCGCCAAACACGCAAAGTCCTCCTAGGTAAGACACCAAAAACCTGGGGGGGCACGGGTCCCATGGCCCTGAGAACAAGGGCCGCGATTTCGTTGTGCGGACAGCACCGGTGGCAGACTGGTACAAAAGTCTTGTCCAGCCCAGACCGCCAAGCGGTGCGCATTTGCCTACGACTATCCGAACAGACAGCCCAGTCGACGTTCGAGGTGTCCAGTGCACCAGCCGCAGCAAGGGGCAAACCCACAGGAGGTGGGGTCCCATAGCATAGGCCTTCGACGCAGACCGGGCCGTCCTAACGATCCGGATAGGGTGAAATGCCGGCACTCTCCAGAGAAGCCCAAGCGGACTTCTCTGCGGTGGTCTCACGCATGGCCAGTGCAACATGACCAGGCACCAAAAGAGGCACCAGGCACGGGAGCACCTTCGCGTCAGAACACCACTCCACAGCCCTCGAACGTAGCTGGGCTAGGAGTGAGAGGTCACGTTCCCTACCGAACGTGCCGCGGCTGAGTTTCCCCAACAAATTCGGCACCACGACCTCACGGCCATGATCCGTTTCCAGCACGATGAAAGGCTCGTGTCTGGCAGGGTCACTCGATCGGATTACTCCTCCACCAAGGAGTTTCGCCTCACAATCCAGTAGTGCCAAGACGGAGTTGACAGTCACGGGCCTGTCAGATCTAGGGAGGTCTGGTGTCCACCGCCTAGAAATGAGCCGACCGATCGTGCCAGGTCTCGCGCCAAGGTACTCCTGGAGAGAGCACACCCAACGGGCTCTCAAGCGAAGCCTGGTAGGCGTAAGCCCACCAGCGGT